GGGAAACTCTCGGGTTCCGGCGACAACCGGTAGCGAGAATCAAGCGGAAAAGAACGGAACCAGAACAAATGGTAGTCGGCAATCGTTACCTGGTATAGAAAAAATAACGCTTGACATTTGTGGAAAAAGCCTGTAGGATGGATCCATAGAATGAAAAAGGACACTAACACTATGATAAATCTTGATGTCAAAGGCAATCTAGCCAAACTAATCGCAACAGAAAATATTATTGTACAACACAATAAAGTACAGACGGCTTCTTTTGATGTAAAGAATCGTGTGTTAACATTACCTATTTTTAAAGAGCAAAAAGGTGACATATATGATATGTTGATTGCTCACGAATGTGCTCACGCCCTTTGGACTCCTTATGAACAATGGGAAGAGATTGCTACAGATAATGAATTAAGAGCATATGTAAATGTTCTTGAAGATACTAGAATTGACCACCTTATACAGAAAAAATATCCTGGTGTAGTTAGAAACTATCAAAATGGTTTTGACTTACTAGATAAAAAGAATTTCTTTGGTCTTATTGGTAAAGATATCAATAAAGACTTAATGTTAATTGATAAAATTAATATTAGAAGTAAATCTTTAAATAGATTACCATTCATATTTGCTCCTTTAGAAAAAGAATGGTTGGCTAAAGTTGACGCTTTGAAAACTTTTGATGATGTTGTTGCTTTAGCCAAACAAATGATTGAATGGCAGAAAAAACAAATTGAGCAAATGAAAAAGTTGCCTAATTTTGATGACTTATCAATGTCTAAAATTTATGATTTATCAGATGATGAAGATGATTTTAATGATGAATCAGATTCTTCAGGTTCAAATGTTGAACAAAATGATGATGACTCTGATGAAAAAAATGATTTCAATAACTTTGGTGACCAAGAAGCTGATGATGAAAAAGATGGTTCTGGTACTCCTGACAAGTCTGAAAAAACAGATGATAAAAAAGATGATGGTAAAGAAGCTAGTCATTACGGACCTGGTTCAGGCGGTGATTTTGACTCTGGTAAAATGCTTAAAGCGGTTACACAGGAAGCGTTTGATGATAAAGTCACAGATTTATTAAATGAAAATTCTAAAGGTTACACATATGGTAATATGCCTCAGCCTAATTTAAAAGACTCTTTAACAACTTACAAACAATTCTTATCAACCTTTGAAAAAATCAAAGCAGAAACTAATTATAGTCCTGCTTATGACCAATGGTTAGCTGATGAATATAAAAAGTTTCTTAAAGAAAACAAAAAAACGGTTTCATATCTTGTTAAAGAATTTGAAATGAAGAAAGCTGCTACTGCTTATAAAAGAGCAAGTACAGATAAAACTGGTATTATTGACCCATTAAAATTGCCTTCTTACAAATATTCAGATGATATATTTAAAAGATTGACTATTATACCTGATGGTAAAAACCACGGTATGATGATGTTGCTTGATTGGTCTGGTTCTATGAGTGATGTATTGAATCAAACTATACACCAATTAATTAACTTGGTAGAGTTTGTAAGAAGAGTTAATATACCTTTTGAGGTTTACTTCTTTACAAGTGAAAGAAAATATATGAATCAAGATACTGGTTATGATAAATCTTTCATCTATCAAAATGGTGATTGGAAAATGGAAGACTTTAACCTAGTTAATGTTGCCAGCCATAAGATGACTAAAAAACAATTAGACCAATCTATGATGTATATGTATCATATGGGTGATTATTATAACGAAAACTATTGTAGAGGTTATAGAGATTATAACTTTAAAAAACCTGATAGTTATTCTATACCTAGAGAATTTAGTCTTGGTAATACACCATTAAATGAAGCTTTAATATTTGTAAACAAATTGTTACCAATGTTTAAGAAGAAATATGGTATTGAAAAAATGACCTTGATTACACTTACAGATGGCGGTGCCAATGGTATGAGAGGTAGAGTACACGGTAGTTTACAAGACTATGATTGGGGTACTACTAAAGTATTTAATATGACCAAGAATAAAAGACTTATGAAAAAAGACTCTGACCACGATTTAACTGGTATGTTATTAGATTATATTTCAAAAGAATATGATACTAATGTTATTGGTTTCTATCTACTTAAAAGAGTTAGAAGGTGGGACCTAGAAAGATATGCTGAGGGTAAAGATTACTATGCTCGTGAAAAAGATTATGCTAGGCTTAGAAAACAAATGACTAAAGAAAAAGCAGTTGATGTTGATAAGTTTGGTTATAACAAATATTTCTTAATCAATGGTAAAACTATGAAAGTTGAGAACTTTAGTTTACAAGAAGCTACGGTTAAGAAAGGTACTACTGGAGAATTAAAAAGAATATTTGCTGGTTCTATGAAACAGCGAATCACTTCAAGAGTAGTTTTAAACAAATTCATACAGGAGGTCGCTTAAGTGGTTCCACAACCGTTACCAGGTAACGAATATTTAGGGGGTTGCCAAAAGCGAATCGGTATGATAGGATATATGTATAATTAATAATGAAAGTGAAAGGACGATACACTATGTTAAACACTAAACAACAAGAGTTTGTAGACCACGCCGTTAAAAAGTTTGGCACAAACGAATTAACCGTATCGCAACTTAAAGAAGCCAACAAAAAGTTTGGTTGTAAGTATGCGCCACAATGGTTAATCAAGAATACCGACTATAAAGTTGGTAAATCTTTATTTAAATTACCTACTGAAAATGATTCAGTTGTACAAGGCGAAACTGAAAAAGTTTTACCAGTACAGACAACTAATTCTGAAGCCGCTTATGTGGTATCATCATTAGTTGGTAACATTGTTCCTCAAAAGGATCCTGTTTTCGTTTCGTTTGGTAATTATCCAGATTTAAAATCAATTGTAAAATCTAATATGTTTTATCCTGTTTTTATTACAGGTCTATCTGGTAACGGTAAAACTATGGGTGTGACCCAAGCTTGTGCCGAAGCTAGAAAAGAACTTATTAGGGTTAACATTACAATTGAAACAGATGAAGATGACCTTTTAGGTGGTTATAGACTTAAAGATGGTCAGACCGTTTGGCAAAATGGTCCTGTTATTGAGGCGATGGAGAGAGGTGCATTATTGCTTCTTGATGAAATTGACCTTGCTTCTAACAAGATTATGTGTTTACAACCGATACTTGAAGGTTCAGGTATCTATGTTAAGAAAATTAACAAGTTTGTAAAACCTGCTAATGGCTTCAATGTTGTTGCTACTGCCAATACTAAAGGTCAAGGTAGTGATGACGGTAAGTTTATCGGTACTAATGTTCTTAATGAGGCGTTCTTGGAAAGATTTCCAATTACCTTTGAACAGAAATACCCTACTGCTAAGATTGAAGAAAAAATCTTGGTTGGTACTCTTGCTAAGTCAGGCAAAAAAGACGCCGACTTTTGTAAGAAATTGGTAACTTGGGCTGATGTAATCAGAAAAACCTACTTTGACGGTGGCGTTGACGAGATTATATCTACAAGAAGATTAGTACATATCATTCAAGCCTATTCAATCTTTAATAACAAATTAAAAGCTGTTGAAGTTTGTACTAACAGGTTTGATGATGATACAAAGAATTCGTTTATGGAGTTATACACTAAAGTTGACGCTGGTGCCTCTGCTGAACAAATAGCAGAACAGCAAAGACAATCAGATGTAGCTTCTCAAGCGAATGAGGAAGATGAATCCTCGGATGACGGAGACGTTATCTAAATTATCATAGTGTAAGTCCTAGGTGGGAGGTGTAGTGGCCTCCCACCGTTTTACACGGAAAGAATTATGTTTGATATAGAACACGCTATTTTATTTTTGTTTATTTCAATACCATTTAGTGTATTGGTAATGTATGTAATATTAAGATGTATAAATGCAACAGACAACGACAGATTGAAGGGAGGTAAATAGATGTCAATTACGGTAGAAGTAAGAAAAGGTAATCTGGAGAAAGCTATGAGAGTGCTTAAGAAAAAAGTACAAAAAGAAGGCATTGTCCGAGACCTTAAACTAAAACAATACTACGAAAAACCTTCTGAAATTAAGCGTAGAAAGAAAAAAGAGGGTATCAAGAACTTCAAAAAGAAGATGAAGAAACTTGAACTACAAAGAGGTTACTAATTTCCCCGCCTGTGCCTAGATGATGATAAATATAGTTGAGCGGGCAATTCATAAGACCTGCTGGCGTGGAGAGGCGACCAGAGCCTGTTAATAGATAACGAACTGGTAGAGTTTGGTGGTTCTCTTCAAAAACCACCAAGAATTATGAGTTTCGGGCTCATTGGTCTTCGTAGCACTACGGTGATAGGCTTAGTAAGATAAGTTAGTATAAAGAGGGTGAGACCTACCTCTGCCTGAATGTTGTTAAGGTGTAGCGAGAGTGAACCTTAATGGTGGATTGTTTTAGCATTTGCGCTTAGTTTCGCACCACCTGTAAAAAAACAAACTAAAGCTGCGAGTTAATGTTTTGGTAGTTTTAAACTCAAAAAAGAAAAACTACCACTTGAAATATAGGAGATAATAACTATATAAATAACTATGATACGCTCATAAGAGGTATCAAATATTAACTTTGCTTAAAATAAGGAGGTTCTAATGACCAATCACAAAGCAATTCATTCAATTTTTACTGGACTAAAACCGTTTACCGTGGGGTTTGACGAAATGTTTGACCATTTTGATACAATGTCAAATCATCTACCACATATGACGGCTAATAACTATCCACCATATAACATAGTAAAGACTGGTTCTTTATCATATGACATTGAGGTGGCGTTAGCAGGTTATGGTAAAAAAGACGTATCAGTTAATTACGAGGATAATATCCTTAAAATAGAATCTGTAAAAGATAAAGAAGAAAAAGAGAAAGATGGTGTAATACATAAAGGTATTGCTAAGAGAAGTTTCTCTAAACACTTTACTATTGCAGATGATGTTGAGGTAAAAGGTGCTGAACTTAAAGACGGACTATTAAAGGTGTCTTTAGAAAAAATTGTACCTGACCACAAAAAGGCTAGAACAATTACTATTAAGTAGTGGACCGACACCACACCAGATAGTAATTTGCAACAACCGTTTTATTTGGTTGCTCTGCTTAATTTAACGAGGAGGGAAGCTTGACTTCCCTCCTTTTTTACTATATACTCTTATAAATAATAATAAGGAATTTTATAATGTGGTCTAATGACGAAGTATCAGTAATAAACAAAATCAACAAACTACCCCAATTTTCAGACAATCAATTATATCTTGAGTCAAAAAGTTATTCCAGCTTTGACGCTCAAAATGATAATTTGTTATGTGAGATTAAAAAAAGAAATTTTGAAAGCTACCACAAATATGCAGTTGAAGGATTAATATTAGAGAAGAAAAAATACGAATCTCTAATGGAAAATTCTAAAGGCAGACAGGTATTGTATGTAAATTTATTTACAGATGATAAGGTAGTAATATGGAATTTAACACAACTAACTAACGAGGGTCACGATTTCTCTTGGTTTATGAAGAGAATGAACAAGGCAACCTTTAGGAGTGTTAATAATAAGGCAGAAAAAGAAGTGTCTTTATTGAAGATTGAATCCAGCATTGACAATAATGCCAAGATTTGATATATTAAATAATGCGGCTATCGTATAAAAGTATTACGGCGGGTTACCAACTCGCAGACGTAGGAGCGTTACCTACTAGCCGCTCCAATTAATTATGAGGAGAACTATATAATGCAACTATCAAGTGATACAATTGCCGTACTAAAAAACTTTTCTGATATAAACCAGAATATTTTAGTAAAACCAGGCAATACTATTCAAACTATCTCCACTTTGAAAAACATATTAGCACAAGCTGATATTAAAGAGAAGTTTGAAAACGAGTTTGCTATCTATGACTTGCCAGAATTTTTGAGAGCCTATGACTTATTTGATAAGTCAGAGTTAAAATTTAACGGTGCTCAAAATATGACAATCAAAGACGCAAACGGAAGACAATCAATCAAATATTATTTTGCAGATAAATCGGTTGTAGTAGCACCTACAAAAACGATAACTATGCCAGATAAGTATGTAACCTTTACGCTTAAGAAAGAAAACTTTAATAAACTTATGCGTGGTGTTTCTACTTTAGGTTTACCTGATATTGCCGTAAAAGGTGATGGTAAAGAAATTAGCATAGTGGCTGTAGATAAGAAGACACCATCAAATGACTATTCAATAGTTGTCGGTGAATCTGATAAGAAGTTTACTGCTTACTTTAAAACAGAAAACTTTAAGATGATTCAAGATGATTATGATGTAGCAATTTCAAAACAAAAGATAAGCCATTTCATAAACAAAAGTAAACCAATTCAATATTGGGTTGCTATTGAACCTGACTCTGAATTTTAGAGGTAGGAATATATGAGTGATTTTCTATGGGTTGAAAAATACCGTCCTAAAAAAATACGTGATTGTATCTTACCTGAAGATACTAAAAAAACTTTTGCAGAGTTTGTAAAACAAAAAGAGATACCTAATTTACTACTATCTGGTACAGCAGGTACAGGTAAAACTACGGTTGCAAAAGCATTATGTGAAGAACTAGGTGCTGATTATATTCTAATCAATGGTTCAGACGAAGGTCGTCAAATTGATACGTTAAGACATAAGATTAAAAACTTTGCCTCTACCGTATCGTTAACTGAACATTCAGCACATAAAGTGGTTATCATAGATGAGGCTGACTATATGAATGCTGAGTCTGTACAACCTGCTTTAAGAAACTTCATAGAGACTTTTCATAGCAATTGTAGATTTATATTTACTTGCAATTACAAGAGTAAAATTTTACCAGCATTACATAGTCGTTGTACCGTTATTGATTTTGCAATCAAAAATGGTCAGAAAGTAAAGACGGCACAGGCACTACTTAAACGGCTAGGTAAAATTCTTGAAGATGAAGAGATAAAGTATGATAACAAGGTACTTGCCGAACTAATCCAAAAACACTATCCAGACTTTAGACGTACTATCAATGAACTTCAAAGATACTCCGTCAGAGGTGAGATTGATAGTGGTATATTGTTTAGTCTATCTGAAGCCAACACAAAAGAGTTGATTAAGATATTAAAAGAAAAAAGATTTAATGATATGCGGAAATGGGTAATAAATAATCTTGATAAAGAACCATCTTCTTTATTTTCAACAATATACAACTTATTGTACACGAATTTAGAGGGCAATTCTGTACCCCAAGCGGTGTTGATTATCGCCGGGTATCAATATAAGTCTGCCTTTGTAGCAGACCAGGAGATTAATATGGTCGCCTGTTTAACGGAAGTAATGGCAAATTGTAAGTTTAAATGATACTAGCATTAAGAAAAGTAATTGTAAAGATAAGAATGGCTTATGCAGATATAAGAGGTCACCACGGTAAAAGGTGGAACTATGAGCCAGGTGATTATTATATGGGCAGAGCGAATGTACGAACTAAAAGATTATCTAAAAGCGATTAACGAAACAAAAACTCCACTATTAGATAGTGACGATAAAACGTGGGAAAAGAAATTTCCACCGTTTGTAATCAATCGTTGTCTATCTATGTTCTATGATACCATAATGCACAGCAATGAAATGAACGGCTTGCATTTTCTACCAAAACGTATGCAATTTCACTATTTAATAAATAGTATAAGAAAGAAGAAGCGATTTGGTGGGAAGTGGCTTTCACAAAAGAAAGTCAAAGACCTTGAAGTAATCAAAGAGTATTATGGCTATAGTAATCAAAAAGCAAAAGAAGCTCTTAACCTACTTTCAGATGACCAAATTGAAAATATAAAATTAGGCCTGAAACAAGGTGGGAGAAAAAACAAATGAGTGAAGATACTATAAGTTGGTCACAAGCAGATATGCTTGAAGTCACCATAAAACAACCAGATGACTTCTTAAAAGTCAGAGAAACACTAACAAGAATAGGTGTTGCTAGCAGAAAAGACAAGACATTATTTCAATCTTGTCACATTTTACACAAACAAGGTAAATATTATATTACACATTTTAAAGAACTATTTGCTTTAGATGGTAAAAAGTCCACATTGGTGGATAATGATATTCAAAGAAGAAACACAATAGCTTTATTATTGCAAGACTGGAATTTGATTGAAGTTGTGGAAAAATCTAAAGTAGAAAACAAAGCGCCATTATCTCAAATTAAAGTCTTACCATATAAAGAAAAAAAAGATTGGACTTTAAACGCTAAATATAATATAGGTAAAAAACCTAACGAAGCGGGTACAGATGGCGACAATGCAAGTAAGCAAGTTTAAAGATTATCTAACAGAAGCAAAAGGCGATAAGTCATTTTTAAGGTTACTGATTATTACAGATGAACCTGAAGAGGCTAAGACTTTTCATACTGCCGATAGATTACAGGAAGAGTGTGATAAATTAGGTTATCCTCATTATCTATTTAAACTATCTGGTGGTTATACCACATACGAAGACGGCATCCGTAAATTTCATAACAAAGAAGATAAAAAAGGTTTTGAAGTTGGCGCTATGACCGTTGCTATTGTACGTGGGTCTATTACACGTAAAGATAGTTGGTTAGATTTTGTATCTATACTTGAAAGAGCAAACGCAACACTTGTAAATCCTAGAACTACAATTAATATATGTGCTGACAAATATAGAACAGCATTAAGACTTGCAGACTATGGTTTAACACAACCAAAAACAAAATTAATTA